ATTAAAAACTCAAGTCGAGTATGTTGACCAACATCACGAACAAATCTTTATCACTGGCAAAATGCCCAGTGAAACTGACCAGCTACGATCTGCCATCGGAATGTATAGAACTACATTAGATGAAAAGATCGCAGACTGGAAACGTAGTCAAATCCCTCTTTAAGCCTGCGCCTCTGACCAACGTAAAATAATATTAGCGTTGGTTGATGTTCCCGCAACCTTATACACGTTGATAGCTAACACGTCTGGACCGTTTGGATAAGTTCCTCGTCCACCGATTGATGTTGATGTCAATTCTTTCAACTGACTCAAATCTAACTGTGTTTGGTCACCTGCATTACAGATAAACGAGAATACTTGTTCACCTGGTAGTGCATACGGAGGTTGACCAAATACAAACGTTATGTTAGTATCACCGGCAATTGTTGCCACTGAGTTTTGTGTAAAGTATACTAGGTATTCTAAACCACTGTTACCTGCAACGTATTCTGCAGGTCCAGTAACTGACGACACACGAGTACCAGCTGGGAATTTAGTTGGGTCTTGAACCTCAGTACCAACTTTAGCCTGAGATGCTTCCCATGACGCTTGTTTGATATACAAGAAGTTGGTTTTAACTTGTGAGTTAGTACTTGCAGTTGAAACGGTTTTAGTTGTTTGTTGCGCACCGCTTGACCAGTTTACGTTACCACCTGGAGCAATTTGTGCAAAGCTAGGTTGACCGCCTTGTGACACACCGTTCAAACCAATCCACTGAACTGTACTTGGATCTGATGGATAGTTTTGTGGGTTTAACACTCCTTCAACAACCAGTCCTCCAATTGCACCGCCTGATAGTGCATCAGCAGTAATAACAATTTCTTGTAACAACAACTGCGCTCTGTTTAACAATTCTCTATCACCTAAGTCTCCAACAATAGCGTTAGAAACTGATGGTGCTAGTCGAATCAAGAACGCCGTTGTCTTTGTTGTTGATACAGAAATGTTAGTAGATGAATAGTTAAACAAATAACCGCGGTCATCATCGAATCTACCGTCGGTTAGAATAGCACTACCCCAGTGGCTAATTGCCGGACTAATAGTACAACTAATCAAGACAAAACCAGTTCCTGCTGTATGTGAACTTGCTACACCAGCAGAGTATGTTCTATTAGAACCTGCGGCAAAGTTACTAAATGTTGTTCCCCTTGATAATCCTAAAAGCTGATTTGAATTCTTACTTGTGTAGGTAATCAATTCGTTGTCAATATAAATTGTGCCAGCACTTGGGAAATAACTAGTATCACCAACAGTCATAGTAGTATCCGAACTGCCCATTGCTGTTCTTAGATAAGTTCTTGCAGATACATTTTCAACTTCGTAACGAACGGGCAAGTTAGCTGAACGCATATACGCTTCGGTGTTGATGTTACTGTTACGAATTCTATGTAAGAATACAAACTTACCATCTGCACCCCTCAACATAAATTCAATAAAACCAGCCGCATACCAAGAATATTGAATACCGATCATCTGCATCTTGCCTGGATTGATATTGTATCCGCTTGGTCCGGTTCCATCACCGTTGTCCATATTCCACTGTCCTTGCGGAACCAGTGTGTCAATAGTTAAACATAATTTAGCGCCAACTGCCGCAGAGTTACCACGGTAGTCAGGAGAAAATGTAGCAGTGGTTTGATCACTAATACTAGTTATAGTATGACTCATTCCGCGCAACACCACACGATCTCCAACTTTCATTTGATCTTGGAAACGTGTAAGTGTTCCAGTAATACTATTAGAGTTTGGCTGAACCGTAACTATGCCCGCTAATTGGAACGTACTAGAGCGTTTGCCCAATGATAATGTTTGTCCATCATATTGATAGAAAATACCGTTTTGATCATCAAAAGGTCCTGAACGAATTGTAGCACCGTGCCATCCTTTAACTGTTACTTTAGCATCTGGACCAAGGGTACCTGTTGTGGCATTTAACGGTATTGCTGTGCGAACACGGAATGTTCTTGAGTCACGAACACTTTCTACTGTGTATGTATTGTTGTATTCAAAGGAATTCATACCAGTAATTTCAATAATACCACCTGGCTGTAAACCGTGATCGGTATCATCTGTGACAAATGTTATTAAACTGTTTACAGTTTTACCACTAGCTGTTGCAGACGACAAGTTGTAACTTGGAGCAAATAGAGCACCAGTAGTATACATAATACCTTTACCAGATTGGTAACGAATATACTTTTTACTTTGACGAACTGCCTGCGCACCGTGTTGTGGTCCACCTGTGCCTAGTTGTACACCGCCGTCAAACGGACGATGTTGGAAGAACGCATCTGGTCTTGAATAAATTGAGCCGGCTAATGATGTGCCTGATGTATCAATAGTTCCTGTTGTTCTAGCTGGGAAGCGAATTGTTAGGAAGTCAGGAACCTGGCTAACAATAAACGGTCCGCTTGCTAAACTATGGTTAGCAGATGCCAATGCAATGCTAAGTCCATTTGTAGAATTTCCTGTAAGTGCAAAAATACCAACACCACTATAGTTGCCGTATGCTATGCCGCCCCAGCTTGCCGCAGTTGCTAGTGTTCTTGGGGTCCATGAACCAGTAGCACCAGTGAATGAAGTAAGCGCAGAACTTGTACTTGTAGCAACTACCACAAAGTTATCATCACCAAATGTTACCGCATTCCAAGTAGTAGACGAAGGTAATGTTGAACTGATCCAGGTCGTACCGTCGGTGGAATAAGCCGCTGTTGCAGAACCGCTGGCAATTGCTAAGAATCTACTGTTACCGTAGGTAATAGCACTCCATGTAGCTGATGCCGGCAATACACCTGTTGCTTGCCATGTTGCACCGCCGTCATATGAATAGTTAGCCACTGTTCCGCCAGATGCAATAGCAACATAATAGGCCAATGTACCAATTAGACCGCCTGTAATGCTTGTCCAAGTTGTTGATGCTGTTGTTGTTCCGCCTGCTGTCCATGATGTTCCATTTGACGATACCGCGGTATTTTGCGATCCAGATTGAATGGCAATAAATTTACCGTTATAGAAACACACACTGGTCCAGTTACCAGATTGTGGCAACGACATCGATGTCCATGACTGGCCGTTATTTGTAGAATATGCACCAGTTTGTGTACCTGTAGCAACTGCTACAAAGTACGTTGTTGAACTGATAACTCCGGCAGCAACACTGGACCATGCTACAGAACCAGGAAGTGTTCCGCCTGATTGCCATGCAGTACCGTTGATCGAAAACGCAGATGTTGTTGAATTTGCCAATAGTGCTACAAATTTTCCACCGGAAAATGCAATGCCTGTCCAAGTTCCAGATGTTGGTAATGCTCGTTGAGCTGAACTAAATGCTGGTGTTGGTAGCGATGTTATACTTGATAGGATCGAAGCTCCTGGTACTAGGCCATGGTTCGATGGAAACGAAACTTGAATGGTTGCAATGGCTCCAACGTTCAGTACTGTTCCGGATGAAATAATATCAATAGTTGCATCACTAAGTGTAATCGTTGGATACACTGTAATTGGATCACCAATAATTGTAGTACCCGACGCAGATGCAGATGTCACTCCGCCATTTGTGTCAACTCCTGTAACTGTAAGGAGCACGTTATTCAATGGAGCGGCACCACCAACTAGATTACCTGTTACTAAAATGCTGTTGCCTAATCTATAACTTATACCTGGGCTGTATATAGTTGCTGAATATACTCCAGAAGTTCTTGTAATGTTAAAATATGCGCCTGCTCCTGTAGGAGTAACGTTAGTTCCTGCAATACCTGCATATGTAGCATTTCCGTTCACACCTGCACCAAGAGTAACTGCCCAATCAATAACTGAGCCGTTACTGTCAACGCTTTGTATTTGAATAACAATGTTGTTTGTAGGTGCAGTTCCACCAAATGATGTTCCAGCAAATACTACATCATCGCCTGGTTGATATCCAATACCGCCTTGAACAAACGATACAGTATACACTCCAGTACCGCCCTTACGAGCTACATTGATAGCAAATCCAGAGCCGCCACCAGTTGTTGATGTTTGTGTAACTGTATTATATGTTGCACTTCCATCGGAACCTACACCAGCACTAGTGAATGTTAAAATTGAACCACCACTGTCAATACTTGCAACAGTGATCACTAGATCGTTTGCAGGTGTTACTCCACCTAATGCTGTACCGAGAATTAAAATTTGATCGCCTACTGCATAGTTTTGTCCGTTTGACGAGCTGTCAATGCGTCCAGTAACTGAATATGTACCACCTGCTCTAGCAATATTGAATCGAGCATTTACACCCTTTGGCTGAACGTTTGACCCTGCCACATTAGTACTGACGCCATCTGCACCCAATAACAATGTGTTAAATGCTCCGTCTAAATTACAGCGATTTCCTTGTATGGAAGTAATGATTCTTGAGGTCGAACTACCTGCATCAACAGCCATACCAGGCTGTACACCAGTTAGATCAACAATATCAATGTATGTTTGCCCTAGAGTCACTGTTGTTTTTACTCTTGCCGCTACTGTGGCTGAACCTACTACACCACTAATAGAAGTTCCTGGATATATGCCAGGGGAACCGGAAACTGGAGAACCAACTGTTGGCGCACTCCCAGAATATGGTAGGTTTGTTTCGCCCGATGGTGTGTTAAATGTTGTTAAAATAGTTCCGTTGCCGCCGTTACTGTACACTGAAAATGTTGGGGTTCCGATTGATGCGCCAGTGTAAAAACCAGCTTGACGCAGTTGAACATATGACGTATATAAATTATCGCCGTTGAATACTCCAACTTTGCTAGACGCATAGTAGGTAAATGTGTATGGAGTTGGTACAGAATAGATCAAATAAGAACCTTCTGCACGACTAAATCCAGTAGTTCCCGAACTTAGCCCACGAATAGTAATCGGTGTTCCAACTGAAAATCCGTGTGTTCCTGAAGTAGTTACAGTGATCAATGAAGATCCAAAGCCGCCAGAGTTGCTAGAAGCATCTGTACTAACTGCGATAACTGCTTGGTCAGTTCCTGGAATTTCATAAAGTGATGGATAGCTACGTTGTAGAGCAAGTGCTTGCCACTTGGTTGGCTGTAGTCCGTATTCGAAGTCTGCGTCAAGCATGGCCTGTGGGGCGGCAACACGCATACGTTCAATAGCATCTGTACCAAATTCCCAAGGACGGATCTGTTGACTTGGTTCTTCAACAAACACCTGAATTGCAGAACCTACATTTAAATTTGTAGTGTCTTGCGAAAAGAGAATAGTTGTAATAGTGTCAGTGGTGTTATACCATGCACGGAAATCAACGTCACTTAGAGGTTTTCCATTTCCACTACTGTTACCAGATTTGTAACTTAGACTAATTGTATTAGAAGGATCAGAGAAGTTATAAAGGATCTTTCCAGAATTTGCATCAGTGATCAATAACAATTCGCTAGTGTCATAGTTTCCTAATAAACGAATACTGCTAACACCTGTTTGTTTTGCAGGCATTGCTCTCAACCCTTGTTGAATAACATTGCCTAATATTGTCCATTCGGAAGTAACCTTAGATGATGCTCCAGTTTCAGACGGTGCACCTGGAAATTTTACCTGTTGAATAGCAGTTTGACCGTATGTTTGAGTTACTGTAGTATTTGTAAAAATAAAATTATTGATCAAATCTCTCATGTACTGCTGAGCAGTAACTTCCGGAACAGCACCGTTACGGATTTGTGGCATCCCATCGATCCAGAAATAGTCAGCAATCATACGAATTTTTACGTTTCCACCGTAACGTAAATCGTGAATAATAGCATCTAGGTAGTAGCCAACATCTCGTTGACATTTTTCAGGAGCATATGTATAGTTGACATACGGAGCAACGTTATTAGCAATATTATAATTGATAAACGCAATTTCTTGCGCAATAATAAATGCTTTGTTAGCTGTTAGTAATGCAACTGCGTTTGGAAACAGGTTAGCATCTTTACTAATACCTGGTTCAAATATATAATTCTTTATCTGTTTCTTTGCCATTTTTTTTCCTTATGCTCCAAATGCAATTGCAAATGCGGCAACTCGCGCATCTACATAATCTTTACGTGTTGCGTGGGTTTTTTGTGTTGGTTGATTCGTGATATTTAAGTTACCGGTAATTGTACCTGCACCAATAACGTTTAGAAATCCTTGTACACTAAGTTCACCAGAACTGCCGCCTGGTCCTACGTTTAGTGATTTGAAGTTGCCGTCTGCTGGGACTTTTAATCCAATATCGATATTGTCAATTGCACCAACTCCATATGCACTGAATATTTTAACGTTTCCGTTGACAATATTAAAGTAGGGCGTTGATCCTTGATTGACAATTAGGTCGCCGTCGATGTTTAAAAACTCTAGAGTACCTAATCGTGAAAGATTACTATAACGAATAGCACTTCCAAGTGCTACTGTAGAATCTGTGTTATCTAAAAGTTGGATACCGTTGATTGAAAATATACCTGTGGTGTTAAAACTACCACCTGTGGTAAGTGCCCCATCGATTTTAAGGTTGCCGTTTTGGTCAACTAAAAAACCTGGGCTTCTGAAGCCGCTTTTCGACTCAAAAGGAACATATGATATTGGCATTAGGATCTCCGTTATTCAACCAACTACAACTACTACAAAGACTATTTGTATTTAGCCCCGGAGACTTTAGACTAATGTTTTGGTAAGATCGTTGATTGTGTGGTAATACGTGGCGCTGTAAATTAGTTTACTGCCCATTAAAAGACTAGAATTATCGTAAGTTGATCCATCTGGACTAGAAGTAGGATGTGCTATCAACTGTAATTTAGAAGCTGTAATTGTAGCTGTTAAATCTATTAGATTTTCACCAAAGTTTGTGCGACCGTATATTGTTAGATTTGCATATTCGGGTCCAGCAACTACCAAACACTTGATAATTTCTTTACGATGATTTCCCACGTCAACTACAATGGTATATTCGGCTGCCATAAATTCGCCTACATACCATTCGTCTACAACTGAATTTGATGTAACATGCGTCCAAGGTCCGGCATAGGCAAAATTTATGCCATTCTGAACTCTTAGAGTTTTTTTGAAACCAGGTAAGAAGTATTTTGCAAAGTTTAACATAGGCTGTCCAATATTAGTATATTTATCAGCGACAGCCTATGTTGATCACATTGCTTACTTGTTAGCGACTGTAATAAGTTTGCCAAATTCTGGCAAATATAAGTACTCAATATCGCTTTGCTGTAGTGTCCAAATAGCATCATCGATTGTTTCTACCAATGGCTCACCACCTAAATTAAAGCTAGTGTTAAACAAGATAGGAACTCCTGTTTCTTCTTTAAAGGCTTTGATCAAATCATAGTAATGTTGATTCTGTTCTGCTGTAACTGTTTGGATACGGCAAGTATGATCTTCGTGGATGATACTAGGAATCTTTTCTTCAACTCCAGGTTGGCAGTTTACAGCATACATCATAAACGGGCTGTTTTTCATACCACGCAAATCAAACCACTCGTGAACATCTTCTTCAAGGATCGAACCAGCAAACGGACGGAAGTATTCACGATGTTTAACCATGTTTACATAGTCTTTACCATCTTCGAATGTTGGATCAAATAATACAGAACGATTACCCAGAGCACGTGGACCGTTTTCTGAACGTCCTTGGAAAATTGTAACAATATTTTTTCCGCGTAGCAATTTAACAATGTCTTTGTGTGTAGCATCTGTAATTTCTGCGCCGGCAGCTTCAACTTTCTCAGTAATTTCTTCAACTGTGTAGTCGTACTTTGGACCATAATACAATGTGTTGTAATCACGAATTGTATCATCATCTTGCATACCATGCCAGAACAACAATGCGGCGCCCATAGCTGTACCTGCATCATTTGAAATAGGTTCAACATATAATTCAATACCATCTTCTTTTAGTTTGTCAAGATAGTAGTAGTTAGCAACACAGTTTAAACCGTAACCGCCTGACAACACAACACGCTTCTTGCCACTCTTTTCACAGGCCAATCTAATTAGATTTAATACCTGTTCTTGTGTTTGTGTTTGTACAGCATATGCCATGTCACGACGGTTTTCCATATAGGTAACATCTTCGTCCATGCTTTCTGGTTGTTCGTCTAAGAAGTCAAACAAATTAGCATTTACAGTAGAACTCATTGGATAACGAGGAACCATCAAGTTTCTGTTTGACATTGGGATTTTAGAGTTTGTTTCAAACAACTTTGGAATAGCAGGATTTTCTTTACCGTATGGGAATAATCCCATAGTCTTTCCTGCTTCGATTGCTGAGAAACCGCAATATTCTGTAACACCTTCGTATGTTTTAACGATACCAGCACGATCACTTACCCATGCTTCGTGTGTTTCGCCATCTTCGCCAAACGGTGAAGAATCAAAATCTGGCATGTGTGCGCCAGCAATAGCATCTTTAGCACCGTAGTGCTTGTAAAGAGTTTTTAGATCTGCTGGATATTGACAATCAACAATAGATTCTACTTCCCACAACCAAATTTGACTGCCGTTATAGCTCATTGGGTAGAATGTACCTGCGCCGTCAACGATTAGAGATACTGCATCTTTAAATCCTGAACGATAAAACGCACAAGCCGCATGCAATTTGTGATGCATAAAAGAAAAATCAATAACTTGCGGATGTTTGTGTGTATCAACACCCTTGCGAGCAATCAATCCTAGCTTACGTGCTAGTCCTGTGTATACATCGTCACCGCTATAATCAATCTTGCCAGCGGTTTGATCTAATGGTTGGGTATGTGCAACTACCAAATAGTCTAGTCTATCTGTATACTCTAAAATTTTAACCATAGAAGCAAACGGACCGCCATCGTATTTTTGACGGCTTAAACGTTCTTCTTCGATAGAGAAAACAATTTCTCCATCTTTTAACAAACAAATACCTGCGTTATGTCCACGGGCAATAGCCGCGATCCAAACTGGTCTTGGTGCTTTACTCTTTGAAATTGATGTGACTGTCATTTAATCTTTTTTCCCTATTACATGGTTTACAACTAGTGAAATTATGTCATCGTTCATGGTCATAATATTCTCGTTTAATCTATCTACACGTTCATCTGGCAAAATCCTAATTGGACTGTACTGGCGGTGAACTTCTCCCATATCAAGGATGTCAAACTCTGGACAACCAGGATATGATACATTTATTGGGAATGTAGAACCCATTACTACCGATGCGTTTTGTTTCATTGCATATGCAAGATGTTGCCCTAAACTATCGCATCCTAAAAAGTAATCTGCAAATTTAATTATGCTTGCCCACACTCGAGTACTGACGTTTTCTGGCATTGCTACCTCATCAATAAGTTTAGCATCAGCAAAATCTACTTTAAACTCGCTCATTAAAATTACAGCATAGCCTTCTTTTTGTAATTTTTTAACAATTGATTTTACATCTTTAAGTTCGAAGCTACGAGCAGTACGATCAATCAGTGTTTCATCAATGTATTCAATACCTCTGCCAAATGGTTGGAACACAATTGTTTTTTCTTTTTTCAGTTTCTTTTTAACTTCGCCGATCATTTGACGACCTTGCAATAGTTCTTCTTTAGACAATCGCAATGTAGGACGAGGAAGTTCTCTAATGCCTTTGTTATTGATCTGAATATCAAATGCTTGAGCAATTGAGCACTCTTGATTATAGTATTCCCATAATCTATATGGCTCGGTAGTGATAATATCACGCCCTTTTAGTTCATTTTTAAATAAACCTTTGTGCCAAATATCAAAGGTTCGGTCATCTAATGTTGGATGCCCTTTGAAAATATCAGTTCCGCCTTCGCAGACAATAATAAAATCCTTGTCTCCGGATTCTTCTTCATATTTTTCAAATGCCGGAATGGACGCTATCATACGGCCGGCACCACCGTTGACAAAGAATGCTTTAGATCTGCTCATTTAAACTCCATAAAAATAGGCCTATGTACAGATTATATAGCCTTTCAGCTAATTGTACAAGGCCTATCTTGGCTTTTAAATAATTTTTAGTTTATTTTGGACCGTTTGGATTCATGTTTGGATGAACCGGGAATGGAATTTTCCAATGATCAACACCAGCATATGTAACATCAAGATTTTTTAAGAAATCTCTAAATGCTGTAATCTCTGCTAATTGTTCGCCATGGTATTTTCCTGAAGCAACAGCTTCTTCCATTGCTGGAATTGATGTAGCAGATGCTTGGAAAAATGCCTGTCTTGAAATAGCATGAGTTCTCATACGTGGACGAATCCATTCGTTTGTTTCCTCTTTATAATACATATCGTTTGTATAAAAAGGTTGTGCCAAACCACCATGTTCGTCATCATAGTAATACTCATATACTTCACCTGTTGGTAAAGTTTCGACATAGTTTGGAACTGATTCGTGTGTATACTCGTGTGTCAAGTGCGCGGCTTCCCAAGTATGAACTTCACCATCAAGAATAACTTGTCTGTGATCTTCATACGCAAGTGCTTCGTCTGACAATTTGAATGGCTCGATCTCTTCCAATGTGTCACCTTTTCTGTCTACACAGAACACATGGCCATCTTTATTTTCAATTCTTACCAAGATATATCTTGGGCCAGTGTACACGCAATCTACAGTGATATTCTTACTAGTAGATGTTTTGTATGGCTCATCTGGTAAAATTGTTACAAATGGTTTTCTCATAATTTAATTCCTTGAAATGAATGTTATTCTTACTAATCCTTGTCCGCCTTTGGTTCCGTTATCTCTAACGTCACCGCAAGGCTGAGCTGGTACACCGCCAAATGCTGGTGGCATCAATGGGAAGCAACCTTGTGTATCGTAACAACCACAACTTCTTGTGGAGTTCCAACATTGTTGCCACATAATACCACGTGCTGGCGATCTGGATGCTACGTTGATTGTATGTATCGATTGGAACACGCCCATACCTGACCATTCTGAGAAACCGTTGTCTCCCTCGGTCATATATGTAACAACTCCGCCATCACAGGCAAACATGCCTGGTGGAATTGCCAAGTGATACTTTGTCGAACATGGGCAATTGCTGTAGCAAGTATCCATTGTTGTGCAAGAGAATCCGCCGTATTTGTTGATATCCCCACCATAGGCTGCCGCACAGCATTGTGCTGTACCAGAACCATAGTTACAAACAATACCGCAACCTGAACCAGTCAATGTTGCACAGTAGTTATTAGAGATAAAACAGCAAATCAATGTTCCTGATGGATTACAGAATGTAACGCCACCACGTCCGCCCTCTGCACAGACACATCCGTTTACGGCAGCACCACCGTTTCGGTTTACGCCAAACCAACAAACTTGTGTAGGCTCTGAACAACCACGGAAACATAGTGTTGAAGCATTATTACAGCTAGTTCCAATGTCGCCGCAGATAAAGCAACCTGCTACAACACAGATACATTTACGTGACCATGCACCAGGATTTCCAGGAAGGCCACCACCGCAACAGCACATACGTGCTCCGCTGCCGCCAGCTCCCCATACGTCAAGGATAACACGACCTGTACTACAAGCGATCCAGCAAAATCCTGTTAGGAATTTTGTATATTCTGTTGCTGGGCTAAATGAATAAATTTGACCTTTTTCAAGGTTATTCATGTCCCAGTCAATTTGATCTAATTTCTTTTCAACGAGTGCTTTTAAAGTAGACATATTAGTACGTGTTGCCTCCATCTGTTGGGATATATTTAATTCTTACTGCTCCCATACCGCCACGTCCTGCGTGATCGCGAACACCGCCGCATGGTGATGGAGGACTACCCGGAACTCCATATGGCATATATTGTGTACAACCTTGCATTTCATAACATCCGCAACCGTGGTTGTTATTCCAACATGTAAAGTTAGCAAGATATCCAGGAGCTCTACTTGCATTAGCAACAGCATTGATTTGATTCATCAATGCTTGACCTGACCATTGAGATAGACCAGAACCGTCTGATTCTGTTGTATAGCTCATAGTCAATCCTTCTTCAGCAAATACACCTGCCGCTGTTGGCACATGATATTGGAATCCGCAGAAGCAGTTTGGCAAGCACTGGTTAAAGTTTACACATGACCAGCCGCCACAGCAGTTTACATCACCACCGTAGCCGCAAGCAAGGAATGATGTACTACCAGCATCGTATGGTTGATAATTACAAATCATACCACAAGCTGAACGTGCAGTATCACACATGTTGTGCTGAGCACCAATTTTACTACCGCAGAAGTTGTTGGTAATCCAGCATGAATATACTGACTTATCATCGATACAGTAGCTAATACCACCTTTACCACCTTGTGCGCAAATACAACCGTTAGTAGTACCGCAAGCGTAGCAACGTGAGTTATCATAAGTTTGTGTAACACCGCCCGGGCCAATACAGTTACCACCTACCCAACCGCATGGACCTTGAGGCTGTGTTGGAGCAAAGTTAGAACTAACGTCTGCAGGGAAACCGTTTTGGTTGCCCCAACCCCATGGGTTATTACCTTTCCAAGATTCTTGGCGACCTGGATAAGAACCACCTTCATATAGTGGGCAAGGAGAAACACCGTACCAGCATACGCAAGTTGCTTCAGAGCAACCACGGAAACATAGTGCTGAACTGTTATTACAAGAGCGTCCAATGTAGCCGCAAACATAGTTTGTTGGGCATACACAAATACATTTTTTAACATAAGCTGGTGCATTACCTGGCAAACCTACACCACAGCAACACATCTGTGCGCCTGACCCGGCAGCACCCCAAGCTTCAATGATCGCATAACCGCATCCTGGTGGTTTCCAGCAGAAACCATTACAGAATGAAGTATACATATTACCTTCAGAATAAACCCAAATACGACCTTTTTCAAGGTTGTCATTATAGGCTAATTCTCTATTACCTAATAATTGTGTTAGTGTTGACATTTAGTAAGCGCCTCCGAATCTAGCACATTGTTGTTCCATCCAGTTAGATCCTCTATACGTCAAACGAATCATTCCCATACCACCACGTTTGCCATGGTCACGTACATCTGGACATGGGAAAGGTGGAGTACCACCAACGCCGTATGGTACGTATGGCGCACAACCTGTATTTTCATAACATCCGCATGATTGAGCACCGTTCCAGCAAGTAGTATGTGGAATACCGCCTGTTGGCCAACGTGAAGTTGCGCTCAATGCGTGACCTGTTTGTTTATAACCTCTTCCGCTCCACTGATCGAATTCATTATCATCGTCAAAGGTAAATGCCATAACGGCACCTTTTTCTGCAAAAATTCCAGGAGCAACTGCAACATAAACTTCTGTTTGACATGGGCAAGTTGGGCAACAGCCTTTAAATGCCACATAACTAACACCACCGCAACAGTTGATATCGCCACCATATCCGCAACCAATAAATCCACCAGGACATTGATTGCATACAATAGCGCAGTTTGCGTTTGGTAACTGTGTTGTGCAGAATGTGCAGTATAGATAACAGCAGTAAGCAGATGTTCCTGTTGAACAAATGCTAATACCACCTCTGCCGCCTTGAGCACACATACAGCCGTTAGTTGAACCACATAAATCTCTAGCGTTACCCCAACGTAAGTACGAAGGAATACCGCAACCATCAAAACACAAAGAACCAGCTGGACATGATTGTCCTGGGCAAGCACAAATATAGCTTCCGCAATAGACAGCTAGTGTTTTTTTAGTATATCCAGGAGCATTGCCTGGAAGTCCGAATCCGCAACAGCACATTCTTGAACCAGAACCTGCCGCGCCCCACATTTCAATTGTCAATGTACCACAACCAGGGGAAGCCCAGCAGTACATGTAGTCGCTTCGAATACAAGAGTACATGCTGGTCGGCGTTACCGTCCAGACCTTGCCTTTCTCCAGATTAGTGGTGTTGGCAGTGATCTCTCTTGTAGACAAAAGGTCAGATAGTTTAGCCATTTCTTATTCCTAATTATGGTCCAATGAATACCCAGCCAAATGTTGCGCCGGAATAGATCATTGTGATTGCCGCGTTACTTAAATTTAATGTCATATCTTCTGCAAGGTTTTGGATCTTTAAACCGTTACGTAGAACTGTAACGTTATTGATACTGAAAACACCTGCAACGTCAATAATTTGAATTGTGTCACCGTCGTTCGGAGAAGATGGCAATGTGATGTTGAAGCCTCCTCCAGTTGCGTTGACGAACAGACGCTCACCTGAGTTCGCTGTATAGGCAGTAGTAATTGTCTTGTTTACAACACTATCTGTACCGAAGGATGATACCTGACGTCCCATTTTATAGTTCTCCTAAATATTATGTCAATGAAGTTTCAATGCCCATAACCGTAAACGAGATGTTTGCGGTACTCGCATAAACTACAATTTTGTTAGTGGCGCTTGCCAATAAACCGGTTCTTTCTAGCACACCGTTTGAACCAATAATTGAGTCGAATTCGATAAATTCTTGGTTGTTTGGACTAGTTGGCGGTGTTACGCTACTAATCGCAATTCTAACAGTAGCTTGCGAAGTACCACGGTTTACCGCGGCAATCGAAAGTGCTGTAAAATTGTTGGCAGGAACAGTATACGCTAACGTATATACCTGTGCTGCCGGGGAAGTTTGTCCTAATAATCCTGATGCCATTATCGATTCTCCATCAATTATTCAATAAAAAGTAATTTAAAGCCATTGCAGTACCGTCAATACCACCTTTAAAATATACCTTTGTATTTATGTTGATCTGAACAGAAGTAGTCGTAGTGATTGTCTGTCCAGCTATGTATATTACACCTGCTGTGAGGGTATTTACGTTCAATTGTGAACCACCGCCACCAATTTGGCTAGTAATATACGCCTTGATTGCTCTTTGTGTCGGAACTACAGCGTCTGAATTCAGTGTGAAATACGGGTCTGTTGAGAATTCACTAATAACAGCACCTGTACCGCCTAATGCCACAGAACCCAAACTCAACTGATTCAAACCAGCAATGTTAAATGCGTCTGCGTTTAGCGTTGCAACACCAGTTGCCTGTTGAACGTTAAACAATCCACCAACTCTAAAGTTACCGTCTTGGTCAGTTGATGTATAGAATACACGACCTCCACCGTAGTTTTTAGTTTCGTTTGCAGGAATTGCATCACTCAACGGTAAACCTGGATAGTTAGTATTAGTTTGGTTACCAGTACCAATACTCAAGAAATCGTGTCCTGTTAGTCGAACTTGTGAATAACGTCTACGAATTGTTGTACCTGTTAGATGTTCCGGGGCTTCTGCGTTACCAATCTTAGGACTGATCTGCAATGTAGCATTGTATGTTCCGTCTGATTTTAATACTAGTCCAGTTGTTGCAACTAGTCTATACCAAATCTTATCAATACCAGCAATCTGTACGTTTGCACCTGGTTGCGGAATTCCTGTAAGTCCTGTGAACCCAACATAACTACTTACTTGATAGTTATCAGCATAACCGTTACCAACAATCGACGATGTAGCTGCCGCATATCCAACACCTCTGTTAGAGTATGTAGGTTGAGCTAATGCACCACTTCCTACTCTAACTGTTACTGGAGCATCTGAACCAGTATTGTTAGGATCAATAATTGTCATAGTAGGTGCGCTTGCATATCCTGAACCTGGTTCATTGATCCAAATTGAAGATATTGCACCACTAGTTACATATGCTCTAGCTTTGGTTGTTGCACCTACATTGTATTTCAATGCGTTCTTAGTACCAGCACCAACTGCTACCCACGCAGGAACTCCGTTGTAGTTTCCATAAGCATGGTTTTGATAATCCATACTAATTGTACCAGCCATTGAACCTGAAGCAGTACTTAGAACTACAGCACTTCCGCCTTTGGTTAGTGATACACTGATTTGTGAAGTACCGTTTACGCCAACAATATAATAATAAGGACCGGTTGCTAATCCACCAATTGCTGTTCCAGCATCAAATCTAATACGCTGTCCAACTTCAACTAGTGAGTTACTAGAACCTAGTGTAATATAGTTTGTATTCAATACAAAGTTCAATACGTTACCGCCTGTTGATCCGCCTGTTGGCAATGCAACGTTTCTGTTGTTACCATACGCACCGCTGAACCAGTTACGTGTTGTTGACAATGCAGGACCTTCAACCCAAGTAATACCGTCTGCAGAGTAAGCAGTTCTAGTACCACCATAGCTGTATGCTGTATATGCGCCACCACCGTAGACAACTTTGATCCACTTGGCTGCCGCGCCTGGCATTGTTGCCGCTACCCAGCTTGTACCGTTTGTTGAATAAGCTGCCTTAGTAGATGTAGTTGTTGCGCTACCGGCTACTGCCACAAACTTACCGCCACCGTATACAATAGAACTCCATGTATCTGCACTTGGCATTGTGTTACCAGCAGTCCATGTTACACCGTCTGTTGAGTAAGCACTAACTTGACTGTTACCTGTTAAACCAGCAACTACAACATAGTATGCTGTACCTGGGTTACCGTAAGCAATAGCTGTGTATTCTGTTGCGGTTGCGCTAATTGTACCGTTGGTCCATGTTACACCATCTGTTGAGTAAGCAGTACGGTTTTGTCCGCCACTAACTGCAACAAACTTTCCGCCACCGTATACCATGTCTGACCATGTACCGGTTGTTGGAATAGCGTTGATTGTACCTGCCCAAGTTACGCCGTCTGTTGAACTTGCAATGTGACGTGTATCTTGAATTAGAGCAACGTACTTGCTTGCGCCATCATATGCAATAGCAGAGTAAGTGTAACCGCCAGATACTGTTGGTAGTGTTACTGATGTCCAAGTAATACCGTCTGGTGAGCTAGCACCGTATGGAGCAGAAACGTTATCGTGGCCAATTGCAATAAACTTAGAACCTGTCCAAATTGCATCTAACCAATAGCCACTTGCTGGCAATGTTGTTGCTGTATAAGTTGCGGCTGTAGTATCTTTGGATGTTGAAGCACCAACCACCGTTGTAAGTGCTGAGCTTCTTGGAGTCCAGTAAATACCGTCTGTTGAACTTGCGTTAGTATCTCCCCAACCGATCAAATCAAACACACCGTTTCCGTATTGGATTGACTTGTAGCCAAACAATTCTGGAGTGTAAGTACGATTCCATGTTGCTCCGTAGTCTACAGAGTATGCCGCAATACCATTTCCAGTTGCGGCTGAGCTATCAGCTACCGCTACAAATCTGTTGTTACCAAATGTAACATCGATCCAGTTAGCATATACCGGTAATGAAACTGTATTCCATGTAAGTCCGTCTAAAGACCATGCGGCTTTATTGCTATATCCGCCTTGAACTACTACATATCTTGTTCCACCGTATGTAACTGCAACAGAACCTTGGCCAAATGTACCAGTAGTCCATGTTGCACCACCATTTGAGCTAACTGCTCTGTATGATGTTACTGTGTCAATTTGTGCTATTGCAACAAATTTACCGTTTCCATAAACAATGTCGTTCCATGCCGCTGATTGACCAATTGCACCTGCTGACCAGTTTATACCATCTAATGAGTAGTAGGCTGTAGCAGTACCTGTAGCTATTGCTACATAGTAACCAATACCAGCAACTGCACCGTAGTCAATAGCTGTGAAGTTTAATCCACTTGGCATTGCACCAGCAGTCCATGATACACCATCTGTTGAATATGCTGTGCCAGTTGTACCAGTTGCAATTGCAACAAATTTAGCTGTAACTGCTGTTCCGCTTGCGGTAACTGCTGACACACCCTGGCTACCACTAGCAACCGCTGTAACTGTAAGAGTCAAATCGTTTGCTGGGCTTGTTCCACCTAATGATGTTCCTGCAATTGTTAAAGTGTTGCCCACTGCGTATAATACGCCAGGAGCATTTGGAGTCACTGTGTATACACCGTTGATTCTAGTAACATCAAAAGATGCTAATGATCCGCTACCACCTGTGGCAGTCACGGCTGTGTATGATCCTACACCGTTACCGTAAACAATGTCAATCCAGTTTGCACTTACAGGCAACGCAGTACTTGTTGTTGTGTATGTAGGTGCTGTGAATGACAATCTAGGTGTAATTGCGTAGGTTGTTGTTACGCCTAGCGCACTCAAAATAGGTACACCGCTAACATGATCCCAACCGCCGCCGTACATTGTTACTGTTCCAGAAGCAGTTGATAAGTTTACAGGAGTAGAACTACCTGTAGATGCACCAAGTGTAATTTTGCTATCTGCACGTACTACGGCTGTAGTTGTTAAACCAACTGTATAGGTCAATCCTGTTGGAGTACCAGCTGTTGTTGTAATTGGTGTTCCGCCTGGTGTGTATGACAACTGGAATGATGTTCCTGTGCCGCCTGCGACCACGTAGAATACCAATCCTGCGGTTGCAGTAGTACCTGCCGCGCTGTATGTTGTTGCACCAACTGTAATAGAACCTGTACCGCCAAATGTTCCTGATAATAGGATTGCTTGGTTAGTAGCAAGTGTTGTGCTAGTACATGTAAATTGACCAGCAGTTCCTGTCAATACAAAACTCGACAATGTTGATGGAGTAATTGTTCCACTTGCACCAGATGTGTATGTAAAGTTATATGCATCAACCACTGTGATTACTTTGGTTAGATCTGAATCTAACGCAGTACCTGTGTTGTAGATGCTAACTGTATGACCTGTTGCCAGACCGTGTGCAACGGCTGTGGTAATTGTTGCTGTACTTGAACTTCTAGCAACATAACCAATGGCAATATTTGCACTTGCTGGAACCGATTTTACATAGTATGGAGTATAAGCACTTAGACCACCAATTGCTGTATCTAACATAACCATCAAGTTTGGATATAAGCCAGTTAGTGAACTTACAGTTACCAAGTTTGTAGTAATTGCTGTTGCTGTTACTGTAATTGGAGTAAAGCTATCTCTAACCACTGTTGCAACTTTACTTGCAGAGTTATAAGTTAAAATGTTAGCGTATTGTCCAGCACCAAGACCACCTGTTAGGTAAATTGCCATACCTACATATGCGGCTGAACCGTTATTGTCAGCTGCCGCAATTGTAATGCTGTAGGCGTTACCACCTTGTGCTGTGTTGGCAATAGTCATGTAGTTGTAACCGCCACCGCCTGTTGAATCACCTGGATCAACTAATCGAACTTGGTATACACCGTTATCGCGGAATTCAGTAGCTGTGGCTGCCGCACTAATACCTGCACCAGAGAATGAATATGTTGCTGAAGTATATGTAGAACCTGCATTACCATATTCAAGCATCAAAATGTTATTACCGTCAGTCAACACGTTTTTAACATCAGCACCAGCATTACGGTTGTTTACAAAACCAGTAATTGGTGTTTCTGTAACGTCAATGAATTCTGCAACAGAACCAAATGTACCGTATGAGTTGTTACCGTTAGTAGCACGGATCTTACCACCGTTTTCTGCTAGGTAACCCATGTAGTTGTAGTATGTGAACACTGAAACAAGTTCTGCACGACCTAAGTTAGTAACCCATGCACCGATACCGTCTGACAATACTTGTGTAAAGTCGTTTGACACTATAGAATCGTTACCGCCTGCGTGTAATGAACCGTCAATTTTCTGTCCAACGCAACCAATACCAAATGTTGTTACGTTTTGTACGTATGTTGACTTAGTAGAGACCCACACATTGCTGTCGCTTGGACCCCAACCTGGATCTAACGATACATATGCACCAGCATTTGGACGTTTTGTGTTGTATGCGCTGACTGTTGTAGTTAGGGCTGATTGATAGCCAGTTGTATTACCGTCGGAGCTACCATCTAATCCTGTCAATGTTTGATTACGTACACCGCAACCATTACGTACATAGTAGAAGTCTTCAAGTTTAGAACCTGTTAAAGCATTTCTATAGTAACGTGCTGCCGATACAGAAGAGTAGTTACCAGTGTAAATCATATCTCTACTGATAGCTCTGATATACTCAGCAACGTCATTCTGACATCTTGCAGAGTTGTAGTAGTATGAAACTGTCATCGAACCACTGCCAACTGACAATGTTCTTGGAGTTCCGCCGCCTAATTGGTCAACAATTTTAAATTGTGTTCCGCTGTCTACGCTGTACACATAGTAGGTTGTGTTTAATTGAACACCACCAAACAATGTTCCAGTGAATCTAATAGCATCACCTGCTACCATCCAGCTGGTAATGCCTGCTCCGCCACTCATTTGTGATGTACTAGATGCTGTTACTGTAGATTTGTATGTATAGGCAATGTAAGCTACTGCTTCTGCTTGCATGAATGCTGTATTCAAACGTAAGTTATAAGAACCATTGATACGATCAATATCAGTTGTGGCGTCAAGTGTTGACGCTACGATTGGTCTAGTACCAGTGTTGATATAACCTGTGATATCTTTCCATAATTCGTCAGCTAATACTACTGCGCCAGCCGCTACAATTTTGCTTGCCTTAGCAGAGATAAAATCAACAATAGATTGTGTTGCCGCTGATTGATTAGCAATTACATATAATGCAGACGTTGTTCCTCTACGATAAGCTAAACCGCTTTGGATTGATAGGAAGTTACTACCAAACATTAAATCGTATTGTAACGAGTCAACAATATAGCCAACGTCACGTTGACATGTTGTAATATTATAAACCAATGTTGGATAATTTACAGCAATATAATCTGTAGCATGAGTAGTAATTTCAGATTTTGCCGCCGCTAACGCCGCTGCCGATGTTGTCAATGCTGTTGCTACCCATGCTGTGCTTGGATACAATGTTGTTGGTGTTGTACCTGTATTGATTGTATTGTAAACTTCTTGAATACGAGCAGCCGCATATGTTCCAGAACCAGCAGATCCAGGAGTTCCACTAATATCTTGAGTCAATGCGTTTCCTGAAGTCTTAGACCAGCTTCCGCTATTACCAGTTGCAATGTATCCAATGATTGACTGAATACGTGATTGAACTGCTAGAGCCGCTGTCTTTTCGTTTGAAAATTCAACAAACGTTCCATAGCTATAGTATGAGCGAGCGGCAATGACTGTTGCCAAGTTACATGGAGTGCCAGTAGTACCGTATGTTAAATCATAACGTAGTGCATCGATGATGTAGCCGATATCGCGAGTACAGTTTGATTGTCCACCAGCACCTAAATTGTTCCACAATGTGGTAAAGTTTACAGCCATATATGCCGCAACTTCAGCTTGAATAAATGCCTTATTAGCAACAATTAGTCGACGACCATTTGAGAAGCCGGTGTCATAGCCAGATGGATCAGGGATAACATATGCGCTCGCTGAGCCAGTAGCAATATTGCTCTTGATTTCTGTACAGTTAGCTTTTACAGATGCCACTGCTGTTGCACTACCAGTATTTCCAGCTAATTGAGCTGTAGTTACTTGTGTTGCAGAGTTTCCAGATGTTGGTGTAACTGCGGTATTTGTAATAATGTTTGCAGTAATCGCTTGCAATCTTTGTAGTGTTGCATAAGATTTTGCTTTATCATTAGTAGCAATAATTTTACCTGCTGGAGAAATTCTTGTACCACGTAGTTCGTCACCAACGATACCTGTATTTGCAGGGACACGCATTGGTAACACTTCGTAATACTGTCCAGTTTTAACAAATAGTGTATAGCTAGGTGTGTCTATGATTGGCAAGCTGTTTGTGTTTCCAGCTGTTAGTGCATCGGTAACAATTTTAACCAATGCAGTTGATGTTGCCAATGCTGTAGATTCTGCTGTGTAGTTTGTATCAATAAGTTGTTTTACTCTGCTACCAACTGAAATACCATTTAATGATTGATAGTTTTGTGCAGGTGCTGTGTTAGCCAACACAGAACCAATCAAACTAAGACCGTAGTTGATTGCGGCAACTGTTTGAGTTACTTGTGTTCCGAAACCGCTGGTAATATAAGCAGTGCCTAATGCTGTATAATATGACTTAGCGGCTGCGATAGATTTTACATTTCCGCCTTTTGTCAAGTCGTTACGAACAGCGTCAAGGATCAATCCCATATCGCGCTTACACTTAGTTTGATCATATGAGAAGCTAGATGTAAATGGGCTGATGTTGTTAGTTATTTGATAATTGATCCATTGTACAATTTCTGTTTGGATAAATGTTCTGTTGTAACGTAGTAGATAATCTGCATTTGGTGCATCATATCCTGTGTCAATTTGAGTAAGAGCATAACGTACACTTGCCCATGGTTGATCAATTGTTAAACCGTATGTTGGTGCTGGGCTGTTTGTGCCGTTAGGACCAACATAAAATACCTTAGCAATCTTACCAAAGTAGGTCCATGCTGGAATTCCGTTCTTGATAGAAAGAACCTGACCTGTGTCACCAACTGGTAAACGTGTTGCGCCTGCACCACCGTAGTATACCAAGTCGCCTGTTGTTGTAAGAACTGATTCTTCATTACCACCGGTTAGCAAATTCCAGTATGTGCCCAATGTATCATTGGCTGGCTTACTTGGTGTAGATGAAGTGTGTGACTGAATACAGATATAACTGTTAGGACCGTCTTTAACTGCATCACCTAACTCATAGGCTGTTGAAGTTACCCAAGTATTTTTCCACTTGATACCTTCGTTTAATTTTGCCCAGTATGTAGCATTTGGCGGTTTCTGTGAAACGTTATCTGCAACAGCAACGTATGTCCAACCGTTTAAGCGAACAACTTCGCCAACTCTGTATCCAGATCCACCAGTTGCCCAATCGCCTGCAAGTTTAAATCCTGTGGCAAACAATGCCCAGTCTGTGGTATTGGTTGAAGGAGGAAAGCCAGATGCCGCAATATGTGCAGTCTTAGAAATATAGTTGTTACCGCCGTATCTTACATAGTCGCCTGGTTGATATGTATTACCGCTTGTCCAGTCAAGTCTATATAAAACACCTTCAACAAACTTGTTCCAGTTTGTTTGATCAACAACAAAGTTTGCTGTACTTGTGTGAGCTGTTGTACAAATCCATGTACCGCCACCGTTCTTTACAACATCGTTGATTTTGTATCGTACTGAACTACCGCTCCACGCACCTTTATATTCAATGCCTTGAGTAAAGTAATCCCAATAGCCTTGATTGTTTTCAAGACCTAATGTAGTTGTTGCGGCTGAAGTGTGCGCAAAATTACAAACATATGATGTAGAACCATATCTTACTAGATCGCCAACTTTGTATCTTGTTGAAATTGCCCATGCACCTTTCCAATCAACGCCTTTTGAGAACAGATCCCAATAGCCTTGATTATTCTCAAGACCTAGTGCTAGTGTTCCTGCAGAAGTATGAGCATGGTTACAAATGTATGTATATCCGCCGTATTTTACAACGTCATTTACTTTGTAAGTATAACTAATTGCCCAGTCACCTTTCCAATCAAATGACTCAGCAAATAAATCCCAACTACCTTGATCTAGCTCAAGAGTAGCTTGGCTGGTATGACCTGTATTACAGATATAAACGTCACCGCCGTATTTTACAATATCATTGATTTTGTATACTGTTCCAGATGCCGACCAGTTGCCTTTCCAGACTTGACCGTCTGAAAATTGATTCCACTTAGTCGGAATATTATTGAGATCTGTATAAAAATCCGAAGCCGCTTGGTGTCCTACTACGCAAAGGAAAGTTTTTCCACCGTAGTGTACAATGTCGTCTTTATAGTATGTAGTGCCGGTTGCCCAGTCGTTCTTCCATACAAATTTAATTCTACCTAGTTTAAATTCAGCCATTTAAAGCTCCGTTTATATCAATATAATATTTATCAAACATTACTTGTGCCCTGTTTGAACGCCACCTGATGTCCAGTACGCTAATGCTAGATACGTGCCGTCTATCCCCTGTTTAAAATTCACTTTGCCTGGAATGATCAATTGATCTCCAGTTGTTGTTGTAATAATATTTGGTCCACCAACTGATACAACACCTGCTGTAATCTGTCCAGTGATCGCATCAGCGCCGCCACCAGATACTCTACGTTGTAAGTATCCTTTGATTGCCTTTTGTGTTGGAACAATATTATTTGAGTCAGCAGTGAATGTTACATCTGTTGAAAACTCTCTAATAACAACACCAGATCCACCAACTGTAACACCGCCTAGCCTCAATTCACTCAATCCTTGTAGCTTGAAGAACTGCGCATTTAGTGTTACAATACCTGTAGACTGCTCAACCGCAAACAACTCACCAACTCTAAAGTTACCATCTTGGTCAGTTGATGTGTAGAACACACGGCCGCCATTGGCTTCTTGTACTTCGTTTTCCGGTGACAACACCGTTCCGTTAGGATACAATGTCAACGGATAGTTAGTTTGTGAGAAATTACCTAAACCGATATCTAAGAAGTCATGACCAGTTAAACGACACTGGCTGTATTTTTGTCTAATCGATATTCCGGTTCCGTGGTCTGGTGATTCTTCGTAGCTTACGTCTTTACCGATGTCTAGCAACGCTGTGTAATTACCTACTGATCCGCCTAAAATTTGACATGTCAATAATTTATAAGTGTAATCATTGATTCCGGCAATCGAAACGTTATCACCTGGTCCAGGTATTCTAGTTAGATTGGAAACTACTATAAAGGCACCGGTTTGATATTGGTCTTTATATCCATCGCCAGTAACTTTAATAGTTGTACTAGTTGAAACATAGCCAGTACCAGCATTGAGGATCGTTGGATTACCTAATGCACCGTTGCCTGTTCTTATAGTTACATACACGCTGTTTACGCGATTAGGATCAGTAATCGACAACACTGGAGTTGAAGTGTATCCACTTCCTGGTTCCCAAATGTAAAATGCCGAAATCTTATTAGCAACTACTTTGACTCTTGCTTGAGCTCTAATACCGGTGCTAATAAACCCTAGTGCCGCAGTATTTGTTGTTATACCGCCGAGTAAGGCAAACTTTCCAGGCTTAGATACGTTGGCAAATGTTATTGCACACCATGGTGCGCTACCACCTGGAGCATTTTGATAACTCCAGTTGTATCCATCATTAGATACTGCAACAGTTCCGCCGCCGGTAGCTACTGCAACATATGTACCTTGACCGTAGGCAATTGCTTGCCAGTTGGCACCAGTTACTGTAGATGTTGTCCAACTAACTCCGTCTAAGCTGGTATAGAAACTACTTGCTCCTACGTATCCACCTGCGATGGCAACAAATTTACCATTGCCCCAAGTGATGTCTTTAAGTCCACCGCTGATAGCCCCTAATTGCCATGACACACCGTTTGTTGAATATGCGGTATTTGCAGTTGTTGAATCGCCAAATGCTACTGTTACAAACTTACCAGCACCGTATGCAATAGCGTTCCATTCTGCGCCTTCTGGCAATGTTACTGAACCCCATGTTACTCCGTCGGAAGAAATAGCGGCTTGCGCACCACCAGTGGCTACTGCAATCCATGTACCGTTTCCGTAGGCAACATCTCTCCAATCTTGTACTCCTAATGCTGGACCCGATTGTACTGGCATGCTCATAGATGCCCAAATAATACCATCTAAGGAGTATGCGGCAGCACCGTTAGTGCCAAATGCCATAAATCTATCTTTAACCCAACGAACTTTAGTCCACAATGCTGTTGTTGGTAAAGTTCTGTTAGTCCAGTTTACAGCATCTGCTGAATAGACTGCATAGTTTACACCTAGTGCTGTGGCAACATATACTGTTCCATTAGATGCAATGCTTGACCACTGAATGCTTGATGGCATAGATCCAGACGTTGCACTATATCCAGGAGCACTAAATGTAACTCTTGGTTCAATAGCATATTGACTGCTCTTATCAAGCAGTGAAAGTATTGGTGTTCCGTAGGTCAAATGTTCCCAACCTACATGATGTACAGTCATTCTACCAGTACCGGATGCTGTCGATACTACTGATCCACCCGATGTTAAACTTACTGTGATCTGATTGTTTCCAGAGTCAATTGTTTTAACGTAATATATGGTTTGTGCTGTAATGTTTGGTCCACCAAATAGTGTTCCTGTGAAACAAATTGGTTCATTCAAAGTAAACCCAGACACAGATGCTAGTGTTATTAAATTACCGCCTAGTGATGTTGAAGTTGCAGTAGCCGTTGTAGTTGCTGTTGATTCCTTACCTACAATTACTAATTTTCCTACACTGTCATAATCAGCAACATAACCATATTGACCTGCTCCTGTACCGCCAGTAAGAATAATTCTCAACCCTTGATAGTTTGCAAGTAGGTTGGTGTCTGAACCAGCAATAGTAATAGTTCTAGCATCGCCTGTTTGTGCGGCGTTAGTAATAAACATATAGCTAGAACCACCTGGCTGTGTTGAGTCTCCAGCAGTCACTACTCGAACTTCATAGACAGCTCCGTCTCTAATTTCATCACCATATAATGATCCATTTAGACCAGCGCCGGTAATTGCGTAGTTTGCCGTTGAGTAGTTTGTACCAGCGTCAGTGTAAAATAATTTTAAAATGTTTCCGGTTGGACCAGTTAGTGCTTGTACAACATCTGCTTGATAGTAACGGTTGTTTACTGTTGCAGTAATAGGAGTTTCTGTTGTGTTGAATCCCTCTGATACAGCACCAAATGTACCGTATGAACAGTTTCCGTTGGTTCCACGAATCTTACCACCGTTAGTTGTTAGATAACCAATATGGTTATAGTATGTAAACACTGAAACTGCTTCTGTGCGTCCTGTACCGTTTGCCCAAATTCCAATACCGTCTGATAAAATCTGCGTAAAGTCGTTTGATACAATCGTTTGATTACCACCACCGTGTATGTCACCGTCGATTTTAAGACCAATACAACCTGTTCCAAACGTGGTAACGTTTTGTACATAAGGTGATTTGGTTCCTACCCATGCTGTTGTATCGCTTGGACCCCATCCTGGATCTAAACTAGCAAATGCCCCTGCTGTAGGTCTACGTGTTAGATACGCATTAGGAGCACCAAGTGTTCCATTTAATCCAGTGAGTGTCATGTTACGTAGGCCTGTGCCGTCACGCAATAAGAACATATTTTGAATTTGATTCTGACTATAATCACTCGAATTGATAAAATAGTTGGCAGCGTCTAATGTTTTATAATTTCCGATATAACCAACATCATATGTTAGTGCGCTGATAATTCTATCTAGATCGTTGGACCAACGAGCTGGTAAAGTGTAAACTGTTGAGTCTTCATATACTGCATTGATATACAACGTAGCTTCATTCTTGATAAATGCCGCATTGTTCACCATATTGTTATAGGCAATTACACGCAACGCATTTTGAGTGAATGAGTTTGTGCCCGATACTGATATCGAGGTATAACTTTTAACTCTGTTATAGAATGTGTTTCCTAACGAACTAATAATCAAACCTTCGTTAGCTGTTGATACACCCGCTGTAAAGTTTTGTGGCACGGTACCATACAATCGTGTTGTTGGGTTTATCGGATCGTCTGCTCCAATAGTAATGCCTTGAACAATAAATGCTCCAATAGTTTTAATATAGTTGGCAGCATCTAAAATTCGTTGTAGATAGTTAGAGTCGATTTGTGCAGTTGCCGGACGGATAATAGTTCCACGAAGCTCGTCGCCAACAACTGATACAAATGCTGGAACACGTAATGGTAATATTTCATCAAATGTTCCAGTTCTTACAAATATTGTAGCATACCCTGTTACATTTTCTAATGCATAACGAAGTGTTCGCCATGGGCTGTTAGGAGCGGTTCCGTTTGCAGGACCATCTGTTCCTGTTTGTGCAACATAGTAAACTTTGTCTGTTGCAAACATAGTTGACCATGCTGGTTGACCGTTGTATGATTGTAGAACATAACCTTCAGCGCCAGCTTCTAATGTCTTGTATCCAAGAGTACTGCTAGTATCTGGACCATATGTACGCAGGTCACCTAATTTCTTTAGTCTAGCATAAGAGTTGCCATCTGTAACTTTTTCCCAATAGAGTCCACGCTTGTCGTCGTCTGGGCGATTACCTAAATTTGAAGTATGATGGTCTTTACATCTATAAGAACTTGCCACATAAACAACTATCTCGCCAACAACATATACGTTGCCTGCTTTCCAGAAACCTCTCCATTTACTACCAGGTAAAATTAAATCCCAGTACGGTGAGTTAGTTGATGATAAGTCTCCCTCAATATCTGGATCTTGTGCATAGTTGTCGTTGAAAGAAACATAAACGTTACCACCACGGCGAACAACATCGCCTGGAAGATAATTTGTATATTGATTCCAGTCACCTTGAATTCTTGTATCTTCAAATAGTAGTTGCCAACCAGGTGCTGTAGAAGGTGTTTGTCCTAAGTTTGTAGTTACTGCGGTATATAAATCGCCACCGTAACGAACAATGTCGCCAGTTTGATATACTGTCAATTTATTCCATTGTTGATCAAACTGATTACCAGGACAATAAATTGCCCAATATGTTAAATCAAATGCTGTACCTGAATTGTGAAATGCTGTACATGTATAAAGATAAGAACCAAATTTCACAACATCATTCACACGATAAGTAACCGATGCTGTCCATTCTTGTCTGTATAATGAACTTGTATGTACTGTTACCCATTTAGATAGATCTGATGGCAGGCCATTCGTTGCAGAACTGTTTGAAGTGTGTGCTGTAGTACAGCGATAAACAGTTGCTCCGTATCTAACTATGTCGTTTAATTTATATGCTGTGGAAATTGTCCAATCACCTTTCCAATCGTCGGAGATCGACACTGCTGTCCAGTTTTCTAAGTTTGCTTCAAGTCCGTTGGCAGTTGATGCGGCTGACAAGTGCATGCTAGTACAACGATAAACTTTGCCGCCGTATCTAACTGTGTCATTGACACGATAGTATGTAGATGTTGTCCAGTCACCAGTCCAATATTGTCCGTTGAAATATACTGCCCAGTATGTTACTAGTTGACCGTTTATAACTTTTGATTCAATAAAGTTGTGTTCACCCAACGGATCGCGAGGATCAACGTTAGCAACGCCATCTGTACCTACGTTAGCGTTACTAGGTGATACATGAGCTGTGATACAAAGATAATTTGTACCACCAAAAGAAATAATATCACCGCGTTTATAATATGTGTCATGGACCCAATCACCCATCCATGATGTTCCGTCTGACATTAGTTCCCATCTAGGAACTAGTAACGGTGGTATATCGTTATTGTAAAAATCTAAATCGTAGTAGAAATCTGTTGCCGCAACGTGTGATTCTAAACAAACATAAACCTTACTGCCATACGAAACGATGTCGTCGGGATTATATCTGCCGTATGCAGTCCAGGCTCCGCGCCACGAATATTTTAATCTACTAAGTTTAAATTCTGCCATGATTTATTTTAATCCTCTGAAACACCGGGAGTATACTCGTAACCGTTGTTGATTCTAACTATCAATTCACCTTCATCATCGATGTAATAAAAAATTGATCGATCGTCCCATTTGTATTGCTGGTAACGCAAATTTGCGTACACTGGATTGTGATTTACATCGATTCCTTCAAAGAAATCAACGCCAATATCAAAATCAGTGTAGTTACCTTCTTCGTTTCCAGTATTATTGATTTGGATAGAGTCTGTTCCTCTCATCTGATCGCTTCTTACTAAAAACAAACTGCCGTTTTCGTTTTTTCTTAGACCGTAGAAAAATCTAGGAGTATCCCCAAGGTTTGTTTGCGGGTCAGTACCAACATAATAATTGCTATTTGACATTGTCTTTTCCTTATGATATCTCTACAAAACTAACTACAACGTCTAAACTTGATGCACGATCACTAACAATTCTTAGTGATGTGTTTTGTGGCAAAATCAATTTCTCACCATTTGTTATCAATTTTAAAGAGGTGTTTGGTGGGATTGGTATATTTCGAATATAAGTTCCCGGGGTGCTACTTGCATCAACTACATATGCACTAACGTTGATAGTGTCATATTCTGTAGTATTAGCTAGATTACAACCAATTACTGTTACTCTGAAACCGGTATCAACAGCTACTACATCAACTGGTGTAGTTCCAATTAAAGTACTTACTTGATGTTTAAATGATGTAGTCATTTCTTTTTATCCTAGAGTCAATGCGAATCTGATTGCAATATCGTTTGCAGTTCCTTCAGATACCGCACCTGTTTGTCCTGATGGACTTTGCCAACTAGCACCATCGAAAATTTCTAATGCTTTTGAATCAGTATTGTATCGTGTCATACCTTCAACAGCATAAAGTGTTGGTCTATCAGCCGTGGTTCCTACTGGCGGAACAAATCCGTTTGTACCTGCAATTTTAAAATAGCCAGTACCTGTATGACGCAATTCAGAAACTCCGCCGGTTAAAGTATTTGTAATTGTGTTGTCACGGACAGCAAAATTTCCTAATACAATATTTCCAGTTCCGTTAGCATCTAAAACTAAATCTTGTCCGCCGATTGTTGTAAGTGTGTTATCATGTAATGATAAATTTCCTACTTGGAATGTGCTTAGACTTAGTGTTGTTGCAAATAAACCAACAGCGTAGATGTTGCGCCATTTTTTTGCATCTGAACCTAAATCGTATGTGTTATTAGTCTGTGGTATTAGACTGCTATTTAGACTAGCGTTGATTGTAATAGTGTCTGTATTTTGATAACCAATAATCAAGTTGCCTTGAATAGTAATATTGCCGTCAGCATTGATATTACCAGTAACGTTTAAGTCACCTGTTACCTTTGTAGACGATTGAATATCAACAATGCCCGTACCATTAGGGCGCAATTCTAAATTTGCATTAGATGATGTTGTTGATATTTTATTACCATTTAGCTCTAGATCATTTACAATAAGTCTAGAATGGTAAGCTGTAGCTTCACCGCCTGATGCAACAAAGCTGATAGTTGGCAAATTGCTGGAAATTGTGTTGCCGGTAACTGTGAAGTTGCCAACATTCAATTGATTTGTTACTTGTAAATTTGTAGTACGTGCAGTACCAACAATGTCTAAGGCGTGTTGTGGGGCAGCAGAATTTATTCCGATCCTGGAGTTTACTACATCAAGATAAAGTAGGTCGGTCTCAAAGGCTAAATTCACACCATCTCTGATGAGATTAGACTTTAAGAGCGGCCCGGAAATTCGACCAATTTGCGCCATGCTCTCTCCTTAGACACCGTGTTTCACGGATAACCACCTTACATTGCGGGTTTACCACAGTTGAGTATCGCAAAAACTTGGTCAGTCTTTGCAGTAATAGTATTTACCTTTTATGGAAAATTAGCCTAACATGAGAGCGTAAATGTCGCCTAATTCTTCCATTAGTTTTGGTGTTATAACAACACCACCACCAGTTGCTACTTGATAAACAGTACCGTCATAACACTCCAACCATCCTTGTGTAGTGTTCCAACGAGTTTCGCCTGTTTCAGTGTATCCACGTTGAGCATCAGTACCTACTGGAATTCTCATACCGGCATTGTCGGCAACTTTTAAATATCCTGTGGCTGCACTATAAAATACTGTAGGTGTGTTGTTAGCAGAGTTTGTTATTACATTTCCGTTTATCACAAACTTTTCTAATTTAACATTTCCTGAACTAGATGCAAACACTAGATCGTTATTGCTTTCTACTGTAGAAACGGTGTTTCCAGTCAATAACAATTGATCACTAACTAGCACTCGTTGAGTAACTACATTTTCTGCTCCAGGAATACCTACAAGATAAATGCTTTCCCATGCTTTATCGGCAGCTCCTAAGTCGTAGGTTCTGCTTGCTCCAGGGATTAGATCTTGTGTGAAATCGGGTTGAATGGAAACAGTATCTAAAGGAGAATCACCAATAATAAACTGTCCATTGAGTCTTACATCGCCGCCGGTTGTTATTGCTCCGGTTACTTCTACGTTACCAGTAACTCTAGAAGTTCTTTGTAGATCTACAAAACCAGTACCGTGTGCTTGTAATGCAAGATTAGTGTTTGCTGTTGATACTTTGATATAATTGTCTTTTAACTCTAACTGAGTATTCAATACTTTGCCGTATCTTACATACGCATCCGCACCAGTAGGGGCAATAATAATTGGACCTAGTGCAGTTGTTACACTTCCATTAGTATTAAAAATAATTTCATTTAAAGTTGCTGAGGTTCCTGTGACTATAAAGTCTTGCGTAACTTTACCGTCTCCTACAACTTCAAATGCTAGTGCAGGAGTATCTTTGTTTACGCTGATACGTTTATTAGTTACATCTAAATATAAAAGATCAGTATCTGTAGGACCGTTCCTAAATGTAAGATCATACCCGTTTCTAATAAGATTGTCAGAAAGTAATGGTCCGCTTACTCGACCTAGTGATGCAACGTATGGATCTGGCATGTTCGCTCCTATGTAAGGTTAGTCAGCGAAGCCACTTAGGATAGTAATGTATTTGTCCAAAGGAACTGGGCTGGCAAATTGTAAGTATGTTCCAGCTGGATGTCCACCTGGATTAGTTACTAGTGTGTAGTTAGTGTCGGAGATTTGTAATACGTTTTCTACCAACACTAAAATGTTATTTGCAGATTCAGGAGTTGTGATACCTGCTTCTAAAGGACCAAACAATGTTTGTGTGTAATCACCGGGACCAAGAGTCATTTTAGTAATTGCACTTGCACCAGGTGCTCTAACAACTTCCCATGTACCACCTACATACGCTTCAATCCAATTGTGATCAGTATTGTATCTGATAAATCCGTTTGGACCACCGGTAGTTCTAACGCCTGTTAGGTTAGGGCGTTGAGCAGTTGTACCTTTAGGTAGTCTCAATGCTCCTTTCATTTCCATCACAGCACGACCGTACAAATTTGAAAACAGTGTTTGATCTGTTGGACTAAACTTTGAAAGAGTTTTTGCTTTAAGGAATTTCATACCGCCAATGCGCTCACTGTTATGCTTAAAAGATTTGATGCTGTTGATGTGGCTCTAATTTGATCTCCAGAATTTAAAACAATTCTTTCATCGCTAAAGAATACTGTTTCACCTGCTGGAATTGTTAAATGCGTCACAATTGTATTTGTTGCAGAACTAACAGAACCGCTAGGAACTAAGTTTATTGTTAAATCTGCAGAGTTTACAGATTCATCTGTTAAATTTGGTGTACCTGTGTTGCATACAATTATTGATGTAACAGCAGAAGTTTGACCGACTACACCGCCTGTGATAGGGGCGCCTGTAGTACTACTAGTAAACACTAGCGTATCTCCTGTTGTTGAAAGTCTTGTGCTGTATATCATGTTTTTATCTCTTAAAATATCATACTGAACACCAGTGCTTTGTTTTTACTAATCACTTCATCAGTTTTAAATGTATTAGTAAAACGCAATCCTGTATCACCTGGTCCAATGGTTCCACCATATAACAAGGTAGAATTAAAGACTGATGCTGGAGTAAGACCGCTGTTGTTATATTGTACTGCATAGGTAACTTCAACTTTACCTGTACCGTTTGTTTCTAGTTTAATATTTGCATTAGTGTTTGTTGTTTGAATCACTGATGCATTTGGAATATATTGATTATAAGGAGTTGGAGATTCTGTAAAGAATGTTAGTCCAGCTGCCTGATATCTATTTTTAAAGAATGTGCCAACAATGTTATCGTCAACAATAATTGCAACTTGGCTTTCTAATGGTTGTACATAGTACGGACCTATTGGAAATAAACCTGATTCTACAGGTTGATCAAGGTCAAATGCAATAACACGAGTGTTATCTCGTTTAATTTGGAATGTCGGTGATGTTTGAATAGCTACGTCAACGTATTTCTTGTTTGGAATGTCGTCATCGTCTGTTACTTGATTTTCGTAATTGTTTGTTCCTGTAACTTTAACAACTCCTGTACCTGAGCCAATTAAAGTTAAATCGCCGGTGTCAGTATCAGCGTTAGTTAAAATCTCTCTAAGACGCAAACTACTATTGACAAAACTATAACCACTTAGTGCTGTACCTTCGCCGATGTTCCATGAATGATCATGTTCATCATAAACAAATGCTGTCTTTATTAAACTACCGCGATCAACTTCAATACCAGAATAACGAAGAGTTACTCCGGCACCTGTTTCACCATAGTTCAACGTAATAATATTATCGTGAACTTGTAAGTTGGTAGTGGAGACGGTCAATGTTTCACCGTTCACTACCAAATTACCTGTTACTAAAACTTCGCCAACCTTAGGACCGGTATCTAGAGTAATTCTAGCACCGTCTTTGGCTTTTATATTATAATCGCCGTTGACTTGTATTACCTGTCCCATGTCGGTTCCTTAAATTACATTACTGTAAGAACTGGTGTCAACGAGATGTAATCTGCTGACGAATCGTTGTTTAAAAACCAAGTGTACTTTACTTCATCGTGGTTAGTAGCGGCATTGCTGTTTTCACTGTTCTGGAAACCAAGTGCATTTAACACTGGGCTTGATGGAAAACCATATGCTAATCTGCGTGTTAGTTTACGGATAGAAACTAGGTTAGCTGTAACCTGTGCGCCTTGACCTGTGCCAGCTGTATTATAACCTTGAATTAGAATTTCACCGTTAGCATTTGGAGTTGTATCAACTGTTGTACCAGTTACATAAGCACCTGTGTGATACAATGTTACACCTGTGTTAGTAGCCGTTGCATTTACATTTAGGGTAATAGTTGCGGCTGTTGAATCGTAAGCGGCTATTACTGCGCCTGTTGGAATACCTGTACCTGCAATTTCTTCGCCAACATCAACAGATGTAAAGCTAGATACGTTGCTGATAGTTGGACTACCGTTTGCTACATCACCGGTCATAGTAACCAAACGTGCTACTACAAAAGTTTGAGCACCACGTTGTTTAACTAAAATATAATCTGTGTTTAATGCACCACCAAAATATCCGCTTACACGAATACCAGAGTTGCCGTTTCTATAGTTGCCTAGTACTGTTGTACCAAACACATCTTTCTTTAATGGACGTCCCATTTTGTTTCTCCTTTAATTTGACGTTCTAGGTCTACGAGGATGGTTACCCCATAAGTCTTGCCGAATTACAAGCTCTTTAATAGACAATGTATTTATCAACGAGATAGTATTGCCATAAGCTCAATTTTTTCAACTGTTGAAATTACTCTGTTTATATTATCAATTTCTTGTTGTGCTTTTTCTAAATAAGACTTACTGTGTGTTTGCCTATAATAAACCATTGCAATACTGTGGTTTTGAATATGAGTTTCTATGATGTTTTCAATTTGATTTACATCGTGTTTAAACATTGGAAACTGTTTACGCCAATGATCAAATTGGTGTCTAAGTTTAGCGAAATCTTTGTCTGTTTCTACCTGCACCTGATATTTAAGTCAAACAAAAAGGCTCCGAAGAGCCTTTCTGAGTTGCTATTAAAATTGCTAATTAGGCAAATTTCAAGTTGCTTGTAGTTACACCAACTTTAGCTAGGTAGTCAGCGGCATTACCTAGAGAAGATGCTGTGTTTGTCAACTCAACATAACCATAACGTGTCATGAATGATACGACTGGTTCGAAAGTTGATGGATCAAGTACAACACCGCTTGACATCAATGGGATGTATGGGCAGTAGAATGCTGGAGCATCAGACTCAGAAGAGCCTTTGTAACCGATCAATACATCATCAGTTGTTGCGTAGCTGTTTACAAAAATACGCATTGCGCCATTCAATGTACCAACAAACTTAGTGTTTGTAGGAGCTTCGAATGTACCTTCTGTTGTTCTTGCGAACGCAGAAGTTGTAGCACTTTGTAGGATGGTCAATGTTGTTGGGGAAACAACAGCATAGTTACCAGCACCACGACGTGTACGCTGAGCGATAATGTTTGAAGCGCGGTTGATTTGAACTGCCAATGCGGCATGCTCGTCACCAACGAATGTAGCTGTACCAGAAACAGTGTTTTGGTCATAAGTCAAAACTGTACCAGCCAAGTTATTCAACGAACCGATAACTTCTTGATCGATTTCAGCTGTAATTTCTTGTGCTAGAGCAGCCATGATTTCTGCTTCGATGTCAATGCCTTGTTGAGCTTGTGCATCTTGAGCAGCCTCGAATGTCCAGCGAGCTGACAACTTACGTGTCTTAGCTTCAACTGTTTGTTTCAAGATTTGAATGGACATTCTGTTACCTGCTGTACCTTCAAGAGCCGCTGTTGTAGCTGCCTTGTCAGTAGCTGCCGCGCCAGAATAGCCTTCAGCAATCTTGAATGGGCTTAGAGCCTCATCACCAGCTGTGATGTCAGTACCGTTTGCGCTGTTGAAGCTATCTGCATAGCGAACACGCAATGTGTGGATTTGACCAACTGGGCCAGTCATTGGTTGTACACCTACTAACTCGTTAGCAATAACGGTAGGCATTACACGTCTGATCACTGGAAGGATCACACGATTTAGGGTTGCAACGTTGCCAGCGGATGTTGCGCCAGCTGTGGCAGACTCAGCCAAATACTTGCGGGTATTTTCTAGAGTGGTTGCCATTACTGTACGCTTAGTACCTTGAAGACCTTCTAAAAGAGCTTCTTTGGTTTCCGACCAGCGTGACTCGAGTAATTGTGACATTATAGTTCTCCTTAAACTTTTAGTCCCGCAAGCCTGCGGATGTCAAAAATCTCAGCGGTTTTTTCTTCGTTTCCGCCGATAGATTGTGCCTGCTTATTGCCTGTAATTTCTTTGCCTTCGGTAAGTGCTTTCTTAGCAGGTGTACCGCCATTCATTACTGAAGGGATATACTTGTCAAAAGCCGCACGTAGCTTTTCTGTTTGTACTGATTCTAATAGCTCGCTCATTACTGTACGCTTATCACCAGTTAAAGGACCTAGCAATTCGCCCATTACTTCACGACGTTGTGCTGATTCTTTAATGATACGTAGTTCACGTTCTTTGCTTTCTACTAGTTTGTCTGTTTCTGCAACAATTTTTGCTGCCTCTTCTAATTCCATTTCTTTCTGCGCAACTACTTTTAATAGTTTTGCTGTTTCAGATTTTTCATTTAGGTGGCTGGCTGCATACTCGCTTGCGAAAGATTCAAAAATTCTGCGACCAAAGTCATTCTTGCGGGCGGCATTGATATCTTCTTTTAATTGTTTCATTTCAGAACGTAGTCCTTTTGTGACTGTTTCTTCAATGATTGTAGCTGACTGAGCGATAAAGTCTTTTCTTACTTGCTCAAACTTAGCTTTAGACTCACGTACTAGACGTACTTTAGTTTCTGCTAGGTCTTTCTTGTCAGAATGGAATTCTGCGATTTCTTTCGCTAGAACGTCCACGATAAAAGATTCTAATTTTGCTACATTGCCTGCAACTGCTTTACGATCTTCGTGTAGTTCAGCAAGTTCTTTACCCAAGTTATTCATAACGAAAGATTCTAATACTTTAGAATCTTGTGTCATTTTGGCTGCGTAACGAGCTTTGGCTTCAATAAGACCTTGACGGTCTTCAGCAAACTCTGCTAGTTCGTTTTGTAAACGATCTGTTAGCATAGCTTCTACTGCTTCTACCATTGCTGATTTATCATGCTCATACTTCTGAGCAAATTCTTCACGTAGTGTTGCTGTGACTTGTTCACGTGTTTCTGCAATTCTACCTTCCCATGCGGTTTCAATTTCCGATTTGATTTCTTCGGAAATCACATTGTTCTCAAACAATTGTTTTACGATATCTAGCATGTGATTCTCCTACTGGGTTATTTGAGACCTTTGATGATTTTCACCAAGCTCTCTGCTATGTACTGCTGTGCCTTTGGGTCGCCTTGAACTTCTTTTGCTATTCTAAATGCCTGATATCCACCTGTATTATTCATCAAGTGTTCATAAACTGGGGTTGGGTAGGCTCCCGGGGCGCTTGGTTGAGCTACAACGTCAACGGTAATAATTTCAAAACCTTGAACATTACCTTGCCCGTCTACTTCGCCTGAACCTCTACTACTGACTCCCAACTTGACTCCCGACTCCAACATGGTCTGAATCAACTGACCCATCGGAGTTGGAAGTATTTTAAGTTTTCCGTAGCCGTTTGGACCGTCCATCCACATTTTAGTAATCATGTGACTGACCCTGTCCAAATTGATACGTAAATCTGCAGGATGATCAACTTCACCTAGAACTGAGTAACCACCAGAGATCTGCTCGTTGAGCGTCTTGACAGCCTTGCCAATTTCTTGAGAAGAATAAACACGCTGGTTTGCATTTCGGATATCTCCTTGAATGCAAATGCCGTTTAGGTGCAACGACTTCTTGCCGTTGCCGTCTTCTTCGCTCTCCAATACAATCTTGGCCTGATCATAACTCAAATGTTCTGCTAGGGTAAGTTTATTCACCATTACTTCCTATTATCTACGACCACGGAAAAGACTTGTAGTGCTTTGCTCGCCTCTTTGGCCGCCTAGGTCACCTGTACCTGCGCCAGCCATTCCACCTGGAGCACTGCCCTTTTTCTCAGCACCGTGTCCTGGCTCTTTTGTTTTGAAACCAGTCTTACCTGCGTTGCCGCCTGGTACGTTTACGTTGCCTTTTGCATCTGGATTATCTTGTACTTTACCTTTCTCAAGACCTGTACCTTTTAGTTGGCCTTGGTTTGCGTATGTAGCTTGATCTTCTTTAGTTTGAGCGATGTTAGCAGTTGTACCGCCCATATCGTTCTTCATGTTGTCGATAACGCTCTTAGTGTTTTTACCACCTTGTTGATCGATACCTTTACCAGTACCTACCATAGCGCCTTCGCCGGAACCTTTCTTCTCAGCACCGTGACCTGCTGGAACTTTCTCAACATATTCACGAACTGTTGCTAGTTGTGGCTCACCAAAACCTTCTTCAGCTGGCTCTTCTTCACCACCCATTTCTTCTTCACCGCCACCTTTGATTGCATCAAACTTAGCTTGTAGTTCGTCTACAATGCTGTCTAGGTCTTGGAATAATTCTTCTTCGGACTTGTCTGCGAACTCGTTATCTTCTGGGCCCATTTCGCCTTCTAGATCGTCAGTTGCATCACCTTCTGGACCACCAAATGCTGGCTCTTCTTCTTCAGCTTCGTAAGCAACATCTTCGAAACCTTCGTCCATATCTTCGTCTGTAGACTCTTCAACATCTTCATCAGTTGCTTCTTCTACAGCTTCATCTGTTTCTTCAGAAGCTTCTTCAACTTCTTCGTCTTGAATTTCAGATTCAATTAAATCTTCGTAAATTTCACGAGATTTTGCAACTACATACTCGTGGAATAATTCTTCTGCTTTAGCTTGATCGTCATTGACCAAGTGCTCTAGCATTTGTGCTAGAATGTTCTTATCTGCCATGCTATATTCTCCTTAAAGATGGTTAGGCTGTCATCATTTTATTTAACAGTAATATTACAATTCGGTGTTAAATGGTACTTTTTTGATTGATTTCTTTAGAATATATAGTGCCAGGATATTTTTCTGCAAACTCATCGTAAGTTATATGTTTAAGATTTAACATATCGTAATTTAACTTATCAGGAACAAATCCGCCTTCTGGTATAACTCTAAAAAACTGTACTCTTCTAAAATCTCTAATTGTTTTTTCTGTTTGTGCTAGCCAATTTCCGTGATAAGTTGCTACATCATCACTTCGTTTGTAGTTATATGTATCAGCGTACACGTTATTAAATTGACCGTTGATTCCTTCAAAATCAAAGCCAAAAATGAATATTTCCTTATGTCCTCGCTCAGACGCAAAGTTTAACGCTGTAGGGCCGCTACTCCATCCTTTGTGCGGATTAAAGTAGTTCAAATACTGCTTATCAGATATTCCTTTGTTAGGATTTGTCCATACGCTATGTGTTCTATGATAGCCTGCGGCAACTATTTCGTTGACCATTTTAACATCAACAGCTATTAGATAATCGGGATCAAATTCTCTGTAAACTGCGTTACAGGCGTATACAGTACCGTGTTGTAACAGCGAAGGAGCATCTAAAACTAGTCTACTTCTGCCGTTACCTAATACGAACGCTGGTTCATTCTGCGGGTTGTTCTGCTTCAACTGGAGTTCCATACATCTGTCTAATAAATTCTGATTCTGATTTTGCTTCAAAATCATGTGCTTCACTTTGCTGACGCAGTTGATTGATTTGACGTAATGTTAGTCGCAGTTTACGTGTGTCTGATTTTTTAACCACAGAGTTGTCTTTGGCATTATCGTATCGAAGATCGACGCCAAAATCGTTGGTACTATCATTAAAATAAAAGAATTCACGTAGGAGCATAAGGTATTTATCTTTATGCGGCAGGAGGTGGTGATACAGGAGCAGGTGCTTGTCCTTCTGCACCAGCGGCTGCTTCTCCTCCGCCCTCGGCTGCGGCTGCCTGTGCCATATCAGCATCAGCTTCAGCATCTTGCCCAGCTTGTTCTGCGCCCATTGCGGACGGTGTAATTCCAATTCCACGCATCTGTCCAGAAGCGTCTGCAACTGGTTTTAGCTTATCGCTATTCTCTTCTCTCCACATTCGCTCGTTTTCTGTAATTTCTTCTTGTGTTAAACCTAAGAAGCGTTTCATTGCAAATCGCTTGCTTAAATGTGGAATTTCTTGAACCTGTGCAAAAGTAGCTACACGGGCTGTATCTAGTTCTGATTGTCTGTAGGCCGCAAAGTTTTGTGGAGTATTGAATCGCAATTCAAATAAACTGTTGTCAATGTTTACACCTTGCGAAACCATCCATACTTTAAATTCTAAGTCTAAAGTTGGTGTAATTAGGTTTTGTAAGCGTTTGCAGTATTCATTAAAACGTAGTTCTTGAATATATGCTGTACCTACTTTTCCGTCAGCCATGGTGTTTGGTTGTTCGTCAATTGCTGTTGGCAAGTAACTAGCTGGAATTCTTAAAGCACGGAATAACTTGTTAGTAAAATAACGTAAATCTGTAATTTCACCTAGGTTAGTACCGCCTGGTAGTGTTTCTACTTTAGATCCGCGACCTTCTGCTGTTTGCGGAAAGAAGTAGTCTTCGTTGACTGACAACGGGTTGTAACTAGCATCAATTAGATTAGATCCGCCGCCACTAGCACTTGGAATTCTGCGCTGTTGGATTTCGTTTTTAACACGTTCTACGAATGCCATAGCCATGTGTGCTGGCATGTTACCCACGTCGACGTAGAAAATTCTGCGCTCCGGCGCACGTTGAATACGATAGATAATAATCGCATCTTCTAATAATTCTTTTTGTTTGTAAACTTTAAAAACACTTTCTAGCAAACTGTTACCAAATGGAAAGTTTTGATCTAATCCTTCACTTAAACTAATGTGTACAATATGCTTTGCATCTACTGTAACTTCGTTTGTTTGATTGTGGAATCGTGTACCTGGAGGATTCGCTACACTTCCAACCATGCCTCTACCAAACCCGCCACCAGTTGTATATGCTTGTGTGCCACTAGGTTGTGTATTATTTGTAGGATGAGGAGTTGCCGCAATTAAATTGACAAAGTTAAAGTTTATATCTTTAATAACGTATTGTTCAGGAGTTTTTCCTTCAGATTCGTTTACAATAATTTTAACCATCTTCTGTGGATCGATGTACAGAAGTTTTTTAGTTTCTGGATCACGTAAGAAAAAGCTGTCTCCGTATTTGAATGTGTTACGAACAATACGGAATGTGCGTGTGTCAAACTGTTGAGCTTTAGTCCACTTTTGTAGACTTTCTTTAATCAATTTAACTTCAGTTGCTGTAGGTGTTCCTCTAAAAAATACTTGGAACGGTGTATTATTTTCTTTATCTTTTTGTGTACAAAACTCAGCAAGAATATCTAAAGCCGCATTTACTTCAGAGTCAGTGTCCATTGTATCATATTGAATGTATCTTTCAAGACGATTTGGACTACCTGCATATACAT